ATCTTTAAGAACACTCAGATTGAGAGTAACGGTATTGTTCACCAGCCATCAATTCCTCTTGAGACAACACTAGTGATTAGTCCGAAATGTGTGGAGAAAAATGGAGTTGCAACTCGATACATTAAGCCAAACGTCAATAACCTCAAAGTTGCAGATTGCTTGAAGTTTGTCATGGAAGCAGATGCTGACAGTCCGTATAGCGATATTCCTGATTGGGCGCATCAATGGCGTAAGGAAACGAATCGCCCGATCTTTATCAGTCCGATGAACGTGTATAACGACGAACCTCAGAAATCAAAACAGCTTCGCAATAGTGGTAAGAATCGCATTGAGTTGGATGAGCGATCTACTGTTGACGAAGTAATTAGTTTCTGGGAACCTGGACTATTGAATATGCAAAGCAACCAACGCAACCACGAGTATGCAGCTCAATTTTGTGTCAAGCATGGATACATCCTTAACCTACAGATTCACCTATACGCAAGCCTAGCATGAGGAAATAATGGACAAACAAACACAAGAATTTGAAACGCATGTAGTCGATGCAGAAAATGAACCAGAATACGTTGAAGAGCAATATGCAACGAATACACATATCAGTGATGTAATTCGAGGTCGTCTCAACCATGCTGGTAAGAGGTATTTTGCAAACGATAATATCTCTGAGTTTATCAATGAAGATGAGCGCGACATGCTTATCGATGAGCTGACGTCAAAGTTTGAAGGCGTGCTTGATAGCCTGATTATTGATAGAGAGCATGATCCTAACAGTCATGGAACACCTCGTCGACTTGCTAAGATGTATGTCAACGAGATCATGCAAGGTCGTTACCATGCTCCTCCAACTGTCACTGCATTCCCGAACGACGATGCTGACACTCGTTACGGTGGAATGATTGTTGTTCGTGCTGAGATCACTTCGATGTGTAGCCATCACCACCAACCAGTTAAAGGTGTATGCTACATTGGTCTGCTGCCTAGCGTTAAAGTGATTGGTCTTAGTAAGTACGCTCGTATTGCTCAGCACTGTGCACGTCGAGGAACACTACAAGAGGAGCTGACAAAGCAGATCGCTGATGAAATTGCTCATGCAACAAAGGCTCCGGATATTGCTGTGTATATTCAGGCGGAGCATGGGTGTATGGTCAATCGAGGCGTTGAGGCTTGTAGCTCACTAACTCAGACATGCGAATTACGCGGCCAATTCTTCAACCCAAGCGTGAAGAATGAGTATCTTGAATACGTTAGAATGCAGCAAATGCATTCATCAAAAGCTGCGCATTGATGAAAATCGTACATAAACGTTGATTTTTGTTTCAAAAAGCATTATATTAATAATGCAAAAAGGAGAAACGAATGAAACGAGCAAGTACGAAAATTAACGAAACACAGCTATTGAATATTTACGAAATGTATAATGATAGTAAAATATCTGTCAATCAATTTCGTCGAGCAGTTGTCAGTTTGATTTCTGATGCACGTGCACCGAATTACACACTGATCAATCAAATGGACAAAATGCGCAGTAAAGATTCGCTGCTAATTTCATTCAACAACTTTGTTCAGAAAGGACATGGGTATGGCGTCTAAGCAGCTTGGTATCTACCAAGTAAAAGACCAAAACGGAGAGCTAATGTATATTGGCTCTACCGCTTTATCACTAGATAGACTAGAATATAATCATCGCAATGCAATGTCGTTGAATTATTCAATGACACGATTTCGTCGTGCGTTGATTCAAACAGGTCAAATGTGGCAGTTCTCCTGGCTGGAGCGTCCTCGTAATATCGATAGGTTTCATGCAGAGATTATCGAAGGCGCGTTGATCCGAGTGCTACAACCACGGTATAATTACTCTCGATATCCGTATGAGCGCAGCGTGCATGAACAACGCTGTCAAGATTATTTCAATGATGTGAAGGAACCTGCATGAGCGTTACAAAGATAGCAAATTTTATATACGTCAAGTTTCAAAAAGAGGGTATTCATAAATATCCTGCTGCACTTGAAGATCCAAACCTTGCAACTGGCGATCAGTATGACGTCAGTTTTCTTGGCTATCCACATCGACACATCTTTCATTTCAGAGTGATGATTGAAGTGTTCCATGAGGATCGTGATATTGAGTTTATCCAGTTCAAACGATGGCTTGAGACCCTATACAACGATGATGTACTGCAGCTAGACTATAAGAGCTGTGAGATGATTAGCGATGAGCTTGCTGAGGCAATCGGCAAAAAGTATCCTCGCCGCCTGATTCAAATTGACGTTAGCGAAGACAATGAAAATGGTTCTGTTGCGACGTATGAGTATGTAAAAGTATAAATACCTCAGTGGTAACCAACTATGGAAACAACAATGAAGCGTTTTTCATGACAAGTTCTCAGATGAAGCAGGAATTCGTTAAGAAGTACGGTAGTCAGAATCTAAAGAGCTACGAGAGGGCTGTTTCTGAATATATGGATTGATTTACCTATTTTATAATATGGAGATATAATGACAGAATTTGCGCATATTACGCCAACTCACTACCTAGATATTTTTGCCAAAAACCGTCCGTTCCATTTGACTCTTGCTCATTTGATTGAGCAGGATTCTACCTATGCGCAGTGGTATCGAACAAATATTGGCGATGCAATTAACATCATGGACAACAGCGCGTTCGAGATGTATAAGCAAGGGCGCGATATGTATCCAGCAGACAAGCTGATCGAGATGGCAGATCTTGTCCAAGCAGATTACATTGTTATGCCTGATTATCCTGGACAAGACGGAGCGCTGACACGAGATGCTGCTGAACACTATGCAGACAAGATCAAGCTATCTGGATACGGAACGTTCTATGTTCCTCAGTCAGAGATCGGTGATGTTGAAGGTCTCGTTGAAGAGTTTAGATGGGCCGCACAAAGCGACCTAGTCGATTATATTGGTGTTAGCATCCTTGCTGTGCCGAATGCATATGGTGTAGAGAAGAACAATAAGCTACAGCGATATCTCAGTCGTTATCACTTGATGAAGCGACTTCAGGAAGAAGGTATTCTCGCGACTATCAAAACCAACAATATCAACGTTCACTTTCTTGGTATGGTCGATGGACCTAACGAAGTCGATCTAGTTCTTCGCGACTTCGGCCCAATTATTGACACGTGGGATAGTAGCGCAGCAGTGTGGGCTGGTATGTGTGATATTGAATTTGACGATAGTCCAACAGGACTTATCAACGGTAAGAATGAAATTGAAGTTGACTTTGATTACAAAGATGCTGAGATTAAGCAGATTGCTAAGGCATTGCATAATGTCAACTATATCGACAACATGGTAACAAAATGGAACAGACACTATGACGGATTTGATAACGTTTTCGTTTAAGAGAGACGAAGATAGTATTCTACAAGAGGTGCAAGAGTACATTGCATCTACATACGATGCTCACTACGTTGGTGAGAATGACATTCAGACAATTGATGTGTGGCAATCTCTCGGTACGTTGGACACGACCGCAAGAGATACTGCTATCAAATACCTAATGAGATTTGGTAAGAAGGAAGGTCGCAATCGTAAAGACCTTCTAAAAGCTATGCACTATATCACACTAATGCTGTACGTTGAGAACACTCGCGAAGCTGGTGAGACAAAAACAATTGGAGATTTGCTTGATGACTATGCTTAATATTGGATTAGATATCAATGATAGTGCTCTATCAGCGATAAAAGACGGAGACGTTCAACCAAATGCAGTTGATCTGCGTCTTGGTAAGATCTTTACGATCAACAAGAACGTGTTCACGATTGATGAGGATCAAAAGGTCCACCGAGGCAGTGAGCTGCATAAAGTAGCAAGTGACGGATACTACTGGCTTCCTCCTGGTCACTATGAGGTAATCATGGAAAACGAAGTCAATGTTGCTGAGGGAGAAGCAGGATTTGTTATCACTCGAAGTACACTGAACCGCAACGGTGTGTTCTTGACAAGTGGGTTGTATGATAGCGGGTATCATGGTATGATGGCTGCTGTTATGCATGTTCACATTGGCACAATGAAGATTAAGCCAGGAACACGGATTGGACAGTATCTGAGCTTTAAAGCACAGACGCAAGGGCTTTACGATGGCGATTATGGTCATGGTAAGCAGCACGATCAAAAGTATATTGCTGGCGGTCCTGGTGAGCAAGAGCTTCATTTTGAGCTTGGTGATGATGCAATTGAGATTGACATTAATGAGGATTTATAATGCCAGAAGTACAAATTGATCTTGAAAAGCTACGCAAAAAGAAGCTAATGATTGCAACACCAATGTATGGTGGCAATTGTAGTGGTCTTTTTTGTAAAGCTACTAACGACCTTGCGATGGCGTGTGCATCGTATGGCGTTGATTGCAGGTTCTATTACCTGTTTAACGAAAGCCTGATTCCACGTGCTCGTAACTATTGTGTCGACGAGTTCCTGCGTAGTGACTGTACGCATATGATGTTTATTGACAGTGACATTGGATTTGATTACAAAGATGTTCTGCTGATGTTACAGTATTGTGA